GCTGGGCGGCTCTTACGACCGGCAGGGGCTTCGTCTGGCGTGGGGCCGCATGTGCCCGCACGTCCTCTATTCGGCTTTCGGATGCAAGGTGAACAAGGCCCTCCATGCCTATAGCTACGAAGTCATCGCCCTGACCGGGACCAACTTCACCGCTGGTCTGTTCGACACGGCAGACCCGCCAGCGCCGATCCCAGACAGCTTTAGCGAGCCTGCCGAGGGCAGCTTTACCGGCGGCTTCGTCGAGTTCGTGCGGGCAGACGGAAGCCTCCAGCGGTACGGGATCGAACTGCAAACCGGAAATGATTTCCGGGTTCTTGGATCGACCGATGGACTTGAGGTCGGAAGTGCGATAACAATCTACCCCGGTTGCGCCCGCAACACGACGGCCTGCAAGCTGTTTAACAACCTGCCGAACTATGGTGGGTTCCCGCACTTGCCCGGCAAGTCGCCGTTCGACGGGTCGCCAGTGTTCTAAGGAGGTCGGGGTGCCACTATTCGCATGGGCATTGGTTTTTCTGGTGGCGTCAGTGGCGATCCAAGCCCTGCTCGTTCGCCCGCAAAACCAGAAGCCCGCCTCTCTGGAGGACTTCGACTTCCCGCAAGCCGACGAAGGCACCCCTCAGGCGGTGTTCTTCGGCGACTGCTGGACCGAGGGCTGGATGGTCCTCTGGTTCGGCAACTATCGCACGACCAAGATCAAGTCGAAGGGCAAGAAGTGATGGATGGTCTGACGATCCGAGTCCGGCACATGCGGCAGGCCGACCTCTGCATGAAAGGGGTGCGCGCTTGGTTCGCTGCCCGGAACTGGTCATGGAGCGCCTTCGTGGCCGATGGCCGCCCGGCAGCCGACTTCATTGCAACCGGCGATCCTCTCGCCATGCGGCCTGTAGAAGCCGCTCGCCGGGAGGTTCAGGATGGGCGCTAAGAAGCAGACTATCGGCTACCGCTATTTCTTCTCCCTGCACATGGGGCTGGGGCGCGGGCCGATCAACGAGATCGCGGAAATCCGAGTCGGGGACATCCCGGCGCGCACCGATCCGATTCGGCTCGACGACGGCGGCAAGCTGGTCCTTATCAACAAGCCGGAACTGTTCGGCGGGGAGAAGAAGGAAGGCGGCATCCAAGGCCCGATGTATTGCTACAACGGGGCCGCTAACCAGAACCTCCAGCCCGCGCTTGCGTCTGCCCTCGGCACCTTGCCTAGCATCGCCGCGTCGCTCGGCGGAGACGTGCCGAACTTCCGGGGGGTCGTGACGCTCTGGTTCGACGGGCTGGTGGCGGCGATGAATCCGTACCCGAAGGAGTGGAGCTTCCGGGTTCGTCGTCATACGGCTGGCTGGTACGACAACGATCCTTGGTATCCGGCCAAGGCGCGCGTCGTGCTTTATAGCGAGAACGGCGGCAGCATCCACGCCATGAACGGCGAGAACATGCTGTACGAGATCAACACGAACCCTGAGTGGGGTCGTGGGATGCCCGCCGACCTGATCGACGAGAACAGCTATGTCGCTGCCGCGAATCAGCTTTGCTCGGAAGGTCTGGGCCTCTGCATCCCGTGGTTTCGGCAGGAGACGATCAAAGACTTCATCCCGGTCGTCATCAATCATATCGGCGGGGTCCAGTACGTTGACCGCGAGACCGGCAAGATGACCCTGCGGTTGATCCGGGGCGATTACGACCCGGACGACCTGCCGCTGTTCACGCCGGATACCGGCCTGATCGACGTGATCGACGATGACGCCAGCGGCGAGGAGACCAGCTACAACGAGATCGTCATCAAGGGCTTCGACCCCACGACCAAAGAGGACATCATGGTCCGGGTCCACAATCTCGCGGCGATCCAGTCTCAGGGCGAAATCATTTCCAACACTATCGAGTACCGGGGCCTCGCCACGCGCGATCTCTGCGCTCGGGTGGCGCTCCGCGAACTCAAGGTCCAGATGCCGCTCCGCAAGATGAACGTGGTGCTGGACCGTCGAGGCTGGCGAATTGCGCCGGGTATGCCCTTCCGCATCTCGCACCCGGCGAAGGGGATCAACAACATGATCCTCCGGGCTGGCGAAGCGCGCGACGGCACGTTGACCGATGGCAAGATCACGATCAAGTCGGTGCAGGACATCTTCGGGATGCCCGAGACCTCGTTCATCACCCCGCCCGGTAGTGGGTGGACCCCGCCGAGCTTCACCGCGATTCCGCCGCAAGAGACCCGGATGTACGAGGTCAACTGGCGCGACTACTACCGCGTCACTTCTGCTGCCGATCAGGACGCCGTGGACGCAGGAGCCAGCTTCGTCGCGATCCTCGCGAAAGCCCCTGCCAACGTGCAGGTCCAAGGCTTCGACGTTCTCACCAGCCTGACCAGCGGGACCTACGATACGAACGAAGTCCCGACCGTCGGCTTCACGAACTGGCTGAACCTGCTCGCCGACATCGGCCCGCTCGATACCGAGCTTGAGGTCGAGGACGAGAACATCGCCCAGTTCATGCAAGAGTTCGTCGCCGGAATGGCGGTCCTGATCGACGACGAGCAACTTGAGTTCGTGACGTTCGACGACGTGACCCGGCTGGCGACCCTCAAGCGCGGCGTGGCCGATACGATCCCGGCAGCGCACGAGGCGGGCACGACGATCTGGCTGATCGACGACGAGCTTGGCGCGGATGGCGACGAGTATCAGGACGGCGAAACGGTTTACGGCAAGGCGCTGACTCGGACTTCCACGGATGTTCTGGATGAGTCGGCGGCCACGGAGGTCTCTATCGAAGTCAATCAGCGCATCTTCCGGCCTTATCCGCCGGGCGACGTGAAGGTTGACGGAGATTCGATCTACCTGCTCGACGACATCGTTTACGAGGACCCCGTGCTGACGTGGACGCACCGGGACCGGAAGCTCCAAGCGGACCTGCTCGTCGGGCACGACGAGGGCAGCGTCGGCCCCGAGCCGGGTACGACGTACAACATTCGGATATTCGCTGCGGACGGCACGACGTTGCTCAGCGAAACCGATGTCGGCCTCGTCGATACGTGGACCTATGACGCTGCATTGCAGACCGCCGACGGAAACCCGGCGGAGGTCTGGATCGAACTCGAATCGAAACGGGATGACGTTGCCTCGCAATTCCTGTATCGGTTCAATCTGCTCTTGACGGGTACTGCCCGCATCACGGAGGACGGCGAGGCCCGCGTCACCGAGGACGGTGAAGTTCGGCTTCTGGAGGATTAAGATGGCGACGAAGAAAATCAGTGAACTCGACGACGCGACGACCCCGCTTGCAGGGGACGAGCTTGTCGAGATCGTACAGGGCGGGGCGAACGTCAAGGTTCCTGCGTCGGAGCTTGGGGGCGGCGGCGGCTCGACCTACGCGGCGACGGAAACCATTTCCGGGACCGCGACCGACCTGCTCGCCAGCCACGCGGGCAAGTACCTCCGGTTCACCGCTGTAACCGCCAAGACTCTGACGGTGCAGGACGACGCGACCGAGGCGCTGAGCGCCGACATGGAGTTCCATATCCGCAACGTCGGGGCAGGTGATCTCACACTCGTCGAGGATACCGCCGTCACCATCAATCCTCCGAACGGCGGGACGCTCGACGTTCCGACCGGGGGCACCGTCACCCTCAAGCGCGTGGCCGAGGATGAATTTGACCTGCTGGGTCAGACGGTGGCGGCATGATCCCCGGAATCGTAGCTCAGGCCGTTCCGGGCGGCAGCGTCCCCGGTGGAGTCGTAGACCCGTACTGGGATAACGTCGTGTTCCTGCTGCACGGGCAGGGTGCCGACGCCTCGACGGTATTCACTGATCTTAGCCAGTACGGTCGTGCCGTGACGGCGGCGGGAGCCGCCCAGAACGATACCGACATTTCGGTCGGAGACACGCCGAGCATCAAGTTCGACGCGAACGGAAACTATCTCGTTCGAGACTACGGCTACGAGCTTAATATCTCAGGTTCAGCCGGGCCGGACTTCTGCATGGAAGCCTACGTCTACTGCACGAACCTGACCGCCGGGATCAATCAGATTTTCGGTCGCCGCAGGAACTCCGACAATTACATCCTCCAGATCGACGCCAGCGGCAACCTGCAATTTTCGACGTTCAGCGGAACCTCTGGCACTACTCGATTGAGCGTTCCGTCAGGGATGTCCAATAACACTGTTCACCATGTTGCCGTGATTCGAGTCGGTACGACCTATTACGGTTTTGTTGACGGGGTGCTTAAAGGCTCGAATACACAGGCTTCCGGCGCAGGTGTGAGCGGGACCGCGCTGCTGATCGGCGAGAGTGAAAACAATCAGGCGACACGGTTCTGGCGTGGCAATCTGAACTGGATGCGAATCACGATGGGGGCGTCCCGGTACAATCTTGCCGGGTTCACGCCGCCGACGATTCCTTACGCTATGCTTCGCCCGGACCCGGTTGCAACACCCTCGGCCACGTTCTCGAACGTCGTCCTGTTGCTCGGGTTCGAGGGTGCGGACGGTGCGACGACTACAACCGACGAGAGCAGCTATGCCCGCGCGATGACCTTCAACGGTAACGCGCAGATCGACACGGCGCAGGCTCGATTCGGTTCCTCGTCTCTCCTGCTGGACGGGACCGCCGACTATCTTACGACACCGGACGCGACTGAACTGAAAATCCCGACTGGCACGGCCTCGACTGACGCCTTCTGCATGGAGGCGTGGGTCCGAGTGCCCACCGCGCACAAAACGCAAGCGACGATTTTGAACAAGAGGCCCGGATCGGGGGCGCAGGAAGACAGTCTCCTAATGAACGACGGAGTTCCGCAATTTTTGGCTTTCGCAAGCGGCAATGCTGTTATCTCGCTTGTGTCGTCTGCGGGAGCAATCTCCTTGGACGAGTGGCACCACATTGCCGCGACGGCTGACGGAGTATTCTATCGCCTGTTCGTTGATGGGGTTCTCGTAGCTATCGGTGTACGTACCACGGCTCCCTCAACGAACGCGGTGAACCTGTTCATCGGACGCGACGGATTCAGTAGTAGTAGTCGCGATTTCGAGGGCTGGATTGACGAGGTTCGTATCGTCAAGGGCGAATCGGTCTACACTCAGACCTTCATCCCGCCTGCGTCGGCCTTTCCGCGCAGCTAGGAAACGATTTCCGGTGTTCAGCTTTCGTTCTCGCCGGAAACGAAAACTGGACACCGGGGAACCAAAAGCCTATAGCCGCTGTTCTACGGAGGGCCGGGGGCAGACATGCAAGAGTCGAGGACGCTGGAAATGATTATCCGCTCGCTTCGCCAACACTGGCCTGCACGAAAGCTCGAATGGCTCATGTCGGGCTTCATGATTACGTGGGGCGTCTACGTCCTGCTCCATCCCGGCCTATTCTACGACGAAGCGACCGCGCAAGTGTTCAGCGGTCTCGCGGCGATCTCCGCCCCGATCACGGACATGCCTTCGCTCCTCTGGGGCGGCTCCTGCTTCATCGTCGGCCTCGGGCGCGCGATTGCCCTGTTCGTCAACGGCGCATGGACCCGCACTCCGCTTATCCGGCTGGTCGCCAGCTTCATTTCCATGTTCATCGTGACGCAGATCGTCATTGGATTGTGGCAGTCGGGGGTTCCAAATACCGGCGTCGTCGTATATCCGTGGTTCGTGATCGCTGACCTCCTTTCAGCGTACCGGGCCGCCGTTGACGTGGTTCATGCGGAGAAACAGCGGGAGGTCGAAAAGGAGACCCGCCGTGACGCCCGCAGAAATCTCAGCCTCGCCGCCTGACATCTCTGCCATCCTTACCAGCCTCGGGGTTTTCTCCCTCGCGATTGCCGCCGTGGTCGGGGGCATCTACAAGGGGATCAAGGAGGTCAAGAAGGGTGGAGCCGATACCGGCAGCGAAGTGAAATCCGCTGTCCTGCTGGAGACCGTGACGGCCCGCGCGCTGTCCGACTCGAACCTCCAGCTTGTCAGCATCAACACCGAAATCCGTGACGCCCTCCGCTCGATTGACCACAAGGCCGCATTGCTGATAGAAGCCTTGCAGGATCAGCGGAGCATCACGCGCTCCCAGATCGAGGAGCAACACCGCCTTCGCGCCGCCACGGTCGATCTGGTCGAGCTTCTGCGGAGGCGACAATGAGCGACGAGACCCAGACCAACAGGGCCACGGCCACGGCAGACCCGGCCACGGCGCAAGTAGACGTTCAGGACCCGCTGCCCGAGACCAACTGGTTCTGGCGGCGGGTCTATACGTTCGTGCTGTCTCTCGTCTCGGTCGCGTTCATCTGGTACGGATTCGAGGCGCTGTTCGACATGCGCCAACCCGACTCGATCTACCGCCTGACCCGGTACATGATCGGGGTTCATATCCTGCTTATCACCTTCTACATGGTCGCGCCGAGCGCCGAGCAGATCGTGAAGCTGATCCAAGCGGCGAAGCTCCTCCAGTCTGGCGTACCGATCACGCGCCGGGCGGTCGTGGAGACGCCGCAGGGAGGCCGTACAGAGGTCGAGACGACCGCCGGGCACCCTGAGACCCCTGCAACCCAGAATCGCGCCCCAGAGCCGCCGCAGGCGGACGAGGAGGACTTTGCGCCGAGGAGCCGCACATGACCGAACGGATGACCATCACGCGGGAGAGCTTCGATCAGTTGAAGCAGATTGTCGCCATCATGGAGCAGGGAATCGAGACGGAGATCGTCGTCACCGCCCCCCGGCCTGCCCAACCGCCCGCTGCCGTGAACGACGACGCCGCGTTCGCCTTCGCCGACTACGGGCGCTTCTACGACTTCCTGCGCGGCAACAGGATGCTCGGGCCGAAGATCAGCGCCACCGAGTTCGAGGGTTGCGACAAGATCATCCGGGCCTGCGCCGAGGCGGGCTGGGGTATCTCGTGGACCGCATACGCTCTGGCGACGACCTACCACGAGACCGCCGGGACGATGCAGCCGATCAAGGAGATCGGCGGCCCGGCCTACTTCACGAAGATGTACGACATCCGGGGCGACCGCCCGGCGAAGGCCCGCGAGCTTGGCAACCTGACCCCCGGCGATGGGGCGAAGTTCCCCGGTCGCGGCTATGTCCAGTTGACCGGCAGAGCGAACCACGTGAAGGCGACCGCCAAGCTCCGGGCGCTGGGTTACGACGTTGACCTCGTGGCCGATCCTGACCGGGCCATGGACCCTGAGATCGCTGCCGTGATCCTTGTCCTCGGTATGCGCGAGGGCTGGTTCACCGGGCGCGACATTGACGACGATCTGCCCGCCAGCGGCCCGGCACGGCTGGGCCAGTTCATCGCCAGCCGGGACATCATCAACGGGCGAGACAAGCAGGAGATGATCGCCGAGTACGCGATGGACTTCCAGTCTGGCCTCCAACAGGGCGGCTACAAGATAGCGGCTTGACCTAGACAGCGAATCGGTCTAGGGAGACCAGATCGCACGGCACTGGGCGGGGAGTTTCCCGGCTTCTAGGTCGCGATGATCCGAAGGACCGGCTCGCCGGGTGATAGGATCGACGGAGATAGGATAGGCCGGATGCCCGTCTCCACCCTCGCCGGGGATTTCCATTGTGGCGCAGAGCCGTTCTTACGGTTAGCACTCAGGAAGCCTCGGCACCGGCCCCGGAGACCCCGCCATCCCTCTCAGGATCGGCGGGGTTTCTGTTGGGGCTAGACCCGTAGCCGGGGCTAGGCTAAAAGGCGGTCTCCCGTAGAGGAGATTCCACCATGTCCCTAATCATGTCCATCGGCGCGTTCCTGCCCGGCTTGTTTGGCAAGCAGGTCTCGGAGAAGGTCGCCAAGGTCCTCGGCTTCGTCACCCTCGGCCTGCTGCTGATCGCCGTCCTCGGCCTTGGCAAGTGCGCCTACGACGCCTCGGTCATCGAACAGCACGAGAGCGCCGAGCGCGCCCGCAAGGCTCAGAAGCAGCTTGACGCAGATCGGGCCGCCGACAAGGCGACCGAAGATCAGGCGCGCGAACTGGCGGAGACCCAGCAGGAGCTTGAGGACGCGCAGGCCGAGGCCGCCCGGCGCGATCCCGAGGGGGCCGCCAAGCCGGTCGGCCCTGTCACCGAGTCGTACTACGACACCCTGAGGAAGAAGGAGAACCGCCGATGAAACGCCTGCTCGCCCTACCCCTGCTGCTCGCCGTGGCCGGTTGCGCCACCACCCAGTTCGCCATGCCTCCCGAGGACAAGCTGGTCTGCCCGGACGAACCGGCTGTCCCGCCCGCCCCGGTCTCGGACGAGGCGAACGGCGAGTATCTGAAAGACATGCGCGGCGCGTGGGCCGGGTGCAAGGAGGACGTGGACTGGCTTCGGGCTTGGTTCCGCGATCTCAACTCCTGACGTAAGAAGGCCCGCCGCGAGGAGTCGAAGCCGACGCGGCGGGCCTTCCCGTACAAGTCGCGAGGCGGTCGAGAACCTGCGCTTGGTCGCTCCCAGAGAAGCGAATCCGTCTATAGTCTAAGCGATGGGGGGTTTCAAGACGCGGGGTCGCGGAGCGCGGGTAGTCCCCATGTGCCGCTCGATCCCGGCTCCGATCACGCGCTGGATCGGGGTTTCCTCGGCCACGGGGGGCTTCGGGCTGGTCTGGATCGTGCGGTGCGGATGGTGGGGCATATCAAGTCCTTTCTGCGCGGAAGCGAGTCCAAGGCTCCCAGAGCGGTCTCACGATACGCCCGACCTGCCCGGCATACAACACGCAATGCTGCGTCCCGCCGGGCGAGCCGTCGAACAGGCTCCAGAGTTCATCCGACTGATCGACGATCCAGCAGTTGCGCTTCCGGTAGTACGTCTTGAGGGCGACCGGGCCTATCACGATCTGCCGGGCGGCCCGCTTGACGGCCCACGCCCACTCGACCTGATCTGCCTCGGCCCAGAGGTTCGGCTGCTCCGGGAACGGGATCGCCGCGCAGTACGGGATGCCGGTGTCGAAGGCTGCGCGGGCGACCGCTAGGTCCCAGCCCCGCGCCATCCCGGTAATGATTTCCGTGACCCCGCGCTCGCGCATGAGGGCAACAGAAAGCCGGGCGAACGCTAGAAGTTCGCCCGGCTCCTGTTCAACGTCCCGGTGGCCGGTGACGCCGACGATCATGGGTTACAGACCGCCCATGCCGTCATCGGCCTGCTGAGCGCCCGATTCCGCCCCGCTGGGCGCGTTTTCGGGGGTCTCGGGTACTTGGGTAGCCTCTGACCCCGAATCGCCCTCAGCGGGCTTCTGAGCGGCCTCAGCGGCCTTGCCCCCGGAAGCGGCCTTGCCCTTCGTCCCGGTCGCCTTGGCGGTCGAGGACTTCTTGGGCGCGGTCGCCGCCTTCTTCGGGGCAGCCGGGGCCTTCTTGCCGTCGCCCTTGGTCGCGGCTTCGGCGAGCAGCTTCTTCTCGGCTTCGCGCTTGGCGGCCTTCTCGGCAGCCTCGGCCTGCTTCTTGGCTTCGCGCTCAGCCTTCTCCTGCTCGCGCTTGGCGGCAGCTTCGGCCTTCTCCTGCTCGCGCGCCGCCTTGGCGGCCTCCGCCTCGCGGTCGATCACCTCGACCTTGACGCGGATCATGCCGGTTTCGAGCAGCACGTCGCCTTCGCCGATCTGGACATGCTCGCGAATCTTGCCCGCGAGAGCCTTGAGGACCGCGCCCATGGTCTCGCCTTCCGGCATGGACTGCTCGACCGGGACGGCCTTCATCTTCGGGCCGGTCGGCGCGGTTGCCATCGTCTTGGGCGTGGCCTTCGCCTTGCCCTTCTCGGCGGCCTTCTTCACGGCTTCCGTGATCTTGGTCGCCGCCGTCTTGGGGTCCTTGCGGAGCAGCTTGACGGCTTCGGCACCCGCGATCTGGCCCGAGGCAACGGCCTTCTTGACCGTCTGGTTCGCGGCAGCGAGGACGAACAGGTTGTCGATATGCCGGGCGGTGCGGCCCAGCGCGTCGGCGATCTCCTGCTTCTCCATGCCGAGGCCCTGCATCCGGCGGACGACCGCCGCAAGCTCGACCATGTTCAGGCGCTCGCCGTTGTTGCCGTGCGCGAGGTGGATGGTCAGGTCCTTGACGGTCGCGCCGTCCTTGGCCCATGCGACCGGCAGCCCGTCGGGGAACTCGGCCCCGTCGAGAAGCGCCTGCTTCGCGGCGTCGAAACGGTGTTCGCCGTCGTAGATGTAGACGGTCTCGTCGCCCGGCAGCATCGTGACTGCGAACGGCTTGTCGTCGAAGAAGCCGTGGGCAGCGATGCTCTCGCTGATCGCGGCGACGCGCTCGTTGTAGTCGGCGTCCTTGACGCGGGTGTTGAACCCCGGCAGCACGGCGAGCTTGTCGAGCGGGACCCGCGCAGGAGCCGGTTCCGGCTTCGCGAAGGTCATGGCGGTGTCGAACTTGTCGGCAGGAAGTACGGTAGTCATGATTCGGGAACTCCTAAATTCCGGGTTTCACGCTCAGGCCATCCCGAGGGCTTCAAGGTAGGTTTGCAGGATGGCGGCTTGTTCAGCGCGATCCTCCGGTGACATTTTTCGGAGGGCGATGATCTTCCGCATCATCTTTGTGTCAAACCCCTTGGCTTTGCCTTCGGAATAGACATCCTTGATGTCGTCAGCGATCCCCTTCTTCTCCTCCTCCAGTCGCTCGATACGCTCGATCAACAGGCGTAGTTCCTCGGCTGACTCGTTCGCTGCGTCCAACTGTTCGTCAGACACGGTGAAGGTATCATCCTCCGAACCGGAGTTATGGCCTATGCCACTCATGGGTATCTCGACCTTTCGACCTCAAGAACGCGGAATGATCTGCGCCTGAAATGTGTTAATGTCAACCCGAAATCGGAAATGATTTCCAGATCAGCCGGACTTCGACATGCGGAAGGTGAAACCGTGCGGAATCGGGACACGTTCGATCTCATAGGTTTGCACGACGCGCTGCAAGTCCTCGGTCATGATCGTGATCTCGACCTGCTCCGGGGGTCCGCCCTCCGGGCCGATTCGTGACGGCGCGGCGAACAGGCTGCCGGGCCACTCGTACTTTTCGACCGCAGCCGCGACCGCCAGTTCGAGCATGTGGCCGGTGATGCCCATTTCCGATTCGTGCCATGACTCGAACACCCGGAGAAAGTCGAAGTCCATGTTGCCCGGATTCGCCCGGCGCACCATCATGAGAACCTGTTCATCGTCGCCGGTATATTCGGCCACGGGGGCGAACCGCTCGTCCCAGCGCGCTCGGCTGGTGGATCGCATGACTCCGTCGGTGCCCATGTAGATCACGCCGTCGAGCCAGTTGCCCGTCACCGGGCACTTCATGGGGGCGGCGTCAGACAGGATGCAGTAGAACCCGCCGTCCGCGTGTTCGTACAGATTTTCGACCTTGATGCTCATGTCTGCGCTCCTCAGTATTTCTTCCCGCCGTCCTTCGCGCGATTCTCGCGGCGATGGTCCGGGCGGCTGGCGTTGAACTCCATTTTCTCGGCGATGATGGGGCCGAGGTCAATGCCGCATTTCCCGGCGAGATCGCCGATACGGATAACCGCGTCCGCCAGTTCGACCGCGAACATGGAGTAGTGTGGCAGCTTGTCGTCGGGCAGGCCCTTGCGATGGCCTTCCATGGCTTCGCTGACCTCGCTATGGATCAGGCAGAGTTTCGTCGGGATGATGTCGTAAAGCTGCTGCTCGGTTGTCACGTTGTCCCACCAGCCCGCTTCGCTGGAGAGTCGGTGCGCGTGATCCTGAACGGCCCGGAAGCCCTTGCTGATCTCGCTCTTGAGTTTCGCCCAGTTCACGCAGCCGCCCTTTCCGATAATTGCGGTTGTGCAGCACAAAGAAAACAATGTTGGATAGGGCGGCTGCGTAAACCCCTGCAACGATTCCGTAGACCATGAAGGTGACTGCCACGGCCATGCCGGCAACAGGACCTCGGGTCGGGTGTTTGCCGTACATCCAGACGCTCAGGAGAGAGCCGCCGAAAGCCAGCCATTCGAGGACAGTGACGATCATACCCCGATCATCTCGTACTCGCGGTCGAGCCGGTCGAGCGCGTCGAAATCATTTCGCTCCTCGGCGTCCCGGCGGCGGCGTCGCCAATCCCCAAGCTGAAACACGTAGGAGGCGTGGCAGCAGACGCGGTAGAAGTCCTTCTGGAACTCGACATCCCCGCGACCGGCGATGTCGATCCAGAAGGGATCAATCACTACTCCGTCGTACTTCCGCATCACCTTGGGGGTCTCCTTCGGGAAAGAGGGCGCGGGACAGCCGCCACCACTGATCTGCCGTGACTCGTGAATAGGCATAGACTGCACCGTTCTCCTTCATGACGCCGATGGCGACCGTGCCCTCGTCCTCCAGTTCGACGAAGGCGTTGCCGAGGAAGCCCGGCCCCTCTGCGAGAGGGAGCCGGACTTCAAGGTTCAAGGCTCCAGCGATGTCGGGCACCCGTGGTCCTCCAGCATAGCGACGATCTCGGCGTTCTGGTCGAGGATCGCGGCCCACTGTTCTGCGGTCGGCGGCCCGCCACTGGCAAGAGGACCCTGACCGGCGTTTGAGATCAGGTCCGCGAGCTTGTAGACTTCCGTGGTCAGATCGACGACGCCCCGCATCATCGGCGAGTGATCGTTGTCGCCCAGCAGGAACGCCTTGGTCGGGATGCCCCCGAACTTGCGAGCCGCGATGTATCGGGCGGCCTTCTGCTCGCGGCTGCCGGGGGCAGCCTCAACCTCAGAGGCCGTTGCATCCCGGAAAGGTGTGGCGCTGGTCATCTTCTTTCTGTTCCTTCTTTCTTCCTAGTGGCAGGCCCCGCTCCTTGCGGAGAAACGCGGGCCAGAAACTCGTGAAGCTCTTGAGACGGACGACCGCCTCGTAAGCGTTGGCGTGGATCGGGCGGGGCAGCTTCACCGTCCGGGCGATCTGCTGCTCGATCTCGTGCGCCAAGTCCTTCTCCTGTGCCCGGCAGTTCGGCGGCACCGTGACCTCGACGATCACGCGCAGCTTCTTCCACGGGCGCTCCCGACGATCAGAGACCATGGCGATCCAACAACTCCTTGGTCTCGTCGATAACCCCCGCGAGGGTTGCCGAGTCCACGTTGTCGTAGGCCGTCACTTCTTCCTCGGGCAGAGGCGTCGCTTCGACGCGAAGTTCCGCGTGTTCGCGAAGGAGTTCCAGCATGGCCGGGGCTGCCTTCGTTCGGTTCCAGTCGGAAATGATTTCCGAGAGGACCAGACGATGCTCCTCCTCGTCCGCCAGAGTCTTGTCCCACGCCTCCTTGTCGATCAGAGGCTCGACCTCGGCCCGGATGATCTGGTCCACCGTCTTGGGGGACAGGGCGTCCAGTTCCCAGCAGTCCTCGGTCTCAAACCGTTCGACGTACCACTTCGTCCGGGAGTCCGTCTCCTTGACGAAGTTCGGCGGCGGCGTGAACTCCTCGATCTGGGGGATCGTCAGCGCGATCCGGCGGAAGTCGATCTCGTGGCGCGCGTACATATCGACGCGCTCCTGCGACACCTCGGTCATCTGGACCCCGCTGGGATCGTGATCGCCGAGATACAGGACTACCGTTTCGTATCCGGCAGCACGATAGGCTTCAAGGCGTTTTCCAGCCTCGTAGAGGCCCGAGGAGGAGGAGTATCCCCGGCAGGAGAAGTAAGGGATACGGAGAGCATCGCAGGTCGGCTGGACGATACCAACAGCCGCGTCTTTCTCAACCCAGACTTCGACCCGGCGGAGGATCGGCTGCTCGTCCCACGGGTCGAGCTTGAATTGTTCTTTGATTCGCTCAAGGGCTTTCTCCGGTCCATCCCAGACCGGAATCCTGCGAAGGATACGGGTCCGGTCCTCGATTGCGTCCCAGTCCACGAGACCAGCCTTGCGGGCGGCGTCGAGGATGTTGCCGAGGCGCTTGTAGTTCTGTTGCGTGTTCTCGTAGAGGTCACGAGCGACGAACTGATAGTGAATCTGGCGCAGGGTCAGCGTGTAGCCCTGCTCCATGTATTCAGCGATGATCTTGTTCGCCTGCCGGATGACCCACTCGTGGGCCTTCGTGAACTTCTTCGGGATAAAGGCTTCAACGGCCACGGGGCGGCTCCTTCGGTTCGATCTTTACGGCGGGGTTCGAGATCAGGCCCTTGAGTTCTTCGGCCTTGATCCGATCCACCATCTCGACGGTACTACCCCGCCGGGGTTCGAGCGGCTGGGCCGCACGGATAACGTCTTGCTCCTTCACGGCCCAGCCTCCCTTACTTCGCGAGCTTGGCGACCAGCAGGTCGTGCGCGTGGCCGACGGTCTCGACCTTCTCCGCCTCGTGATCGCCGATCTCGATGTTGAACTCCTCCTCGAACGCCATGACGAGTTCCACCATGTCGAGGGAGTCGGCCCCCAGATCGTCGGCGAAATTGTCGTCCCGGTTCAGGGTGCGACCGTCGCCGAGCAGGTGTTCGTCGATCACCTTGTTCGCCTTGGAAATGATTTCGTCGTGCGTCATACTCGTGTTCTCCTGTTGCTGGTTAGAAGGGGTTGTTCTCGAAAACCGAGCGAGCCTCGTCAATGATGGCCTGCTTGGCTTCCTCCATCGAGTCGCCTTCCGGCTCCTCGCTGTCCGGCTCCTCGGGTTCGTCGGCTTCTTCCTGCTCGTCCTCGTCGAGGTCGTCGTAGGCGTCGCGGGCTTCGTGGTACTCGGCCCACTCCTGCCAGCGATCCTCGAATCCCTCCAGCTTGGACTCCAGTTCGGTCGCGGCCTCCTCGATCTCGTCGGCCCAGCTTTCGCAGTTCGAGGCGCGCTCCTCGATCATCTGCCCCGTGTCGCCCTGTTGCAGGCCCTCGGGCATGTTGTCGAACTTCTCCTGCTGCTCCTGACCCAGTTCGCGCAGGGCCTCAGCGACCGCGTTGAAGTCCTCGGGCGTCTGGGCGTTCGCCATGTCGCCGTCCTCGATCCCGTACAGGGCAGACAGGAACTCGGACTGGGTAAGCTGCGACCGGCTGGGGCGCTCCTTGGAGTACCGCTTCGCGCCTCCCCGACCGCCGACCATCGGCTTCCACCAGAAGTAGCTCTCGCCCTTCTTGGCGACCGGGTTGTCCTTGCGCGCGGACTTGACGAAATGCACCTTAGCCATAGATCACTTCTCCGAACAGAACGTGTTGGATGAACACGTCATGCGTGTCCGCGTCGTCGTTCTCGCTGACGAGATCGCCGAAATGCCGGGGGTCCTTCTCCGCCATGGTGCGGAGGCCCGCCTTGATCTCCAGCAGGCCGACCTCCTTGGTCGCGCGCTGCTCCTGATCGTCGGGGTCGTCGTAGATCAGGTTCATCTTGCCGCCCTTGGCCCAGAACTGGTCCTCGGCGTAGAGCGGGTTGCCCTCGACGCCTTCGGGCCGGTACGTGTAGTCGCACTCGCGCAGCCAGTACGTCGAGCCGCCCTCGAACGCGCCGATGATCGCGTTCGTGATCTTCGACCAGTCCACCGTGGCCGTAATGGCGATCCGGGGCAGGCCGTCCGAATCATCGTCCTCGGCCTGCGCGAGGCAGGACCCGGCGAGGGACAGCATGTTCTCGAAATACGGCTGGAACATCGTCTTGAGCGCCGCCTGCGCCGCGCGCCCGGTGTTCGCCTCGGCGAGAGCTTCGATGACGGCGAGGATGACCTGATCGTTGTCGAGGGGATTCCCTGCGGCAAGGATACGACCGGCCATGCTGGCGATTTCGGGGCTGGTTTCACGGGTAGACATGGAAATGATTTCCTTTCAGTCGAAGGTGCCAAGCGGCATGTGGTAGTAGCCTTCCGGGCGCTCGGGCATGACGACCTGAACGAGCTTGTCGTTCTCGGCGTGTGCCCAGCCCTCCAGATAGTCCTTGTCGTCGCTGGCCTTGGGGCGGCCCCGGTAGCAGTCGAGCGCGCCGTCGTGCCAGCGGTCAATCGCTGCGTCGTCGGCTTCCGGCACGTCCTCGATTCCGTAATCAAACGTCATAGCCGGTCTCCCGGAGGTACAGCCTGTCCTCCATCGCATAGTCCGTGACCGAGTCGAACGGCTTGTCCCGGCGCACCGCGATCAGCTTCATGAACGACCCACGGCTGAGATCGACGAAATGCTGCCAGTGTGTGATCGGCGTCTTGTTCTGGAACGCCACGACCGCATCGGCGAAAAGCTCGGGGTTCGCCTTGGCCCAGTTCAGGTTGAACTCGGTCTCCGTGCGCGACACGTTGTCCGGGACAGGGGCCTCGGCGTCTCGGATCGGCTGGAGAACCCCGATGACCCGGCGCATCTGCGACATGATGTCCATGTCGGTGCGGCCCGCCCGGCGCTGGGCGTCAACCCACGCGGTAAGCTCAGGGGAGATGGAAAACATGCCATTCGGCAACTGGAACTGCTCAGCCAAGGTTCGACTCCTTCAAACGGCAAGAGGCCCGGCGATCTCGACTCGCCGGGCCTCTCAGTAGCCTAGACCGCTGTAGGGGTCAAGCCCCTTTGTTCAGCCGGGCGGGGTGATCGGCTTGAACCGCTGCTGGTACTGGTCCAGCGCCTCGTCGGCGGCCTTGGCGGCGCTGCTGGACAGGTTGCCGCGCTTGCAGACGAGGAACGCCGCGAGCCAGACGATCCGGTTCTCGAAATCCCGCACGATCTCGGCGGCCTGTTGATCTTCTGACTTCGCCATCACTTCTTCCCTTTCCAGCAACCCCCGCCGCAGTCGTTGCGACCGCAGGTACACATGGGCGCGCGCTTGAGCGCAAAATGGAGCATGGCGATGACGATGCAGCCCAGTCCGAGGAACGCAACAACCGCTTCCGCCATGGTCCTAACTCCTACAGCATCTCGTTCGCCGGGGGCGGCGACTTCACCAGTTGCTCGGCGGCTCGTATCGCCTCCATGGCGAACAGGGCCGGAACCAAGTCCTCCGCTTTATCCGATTTCATCGGCTGGATGTAAAGCGTCAATGTCGCCATGTGATCCGGGGCTAGGACGCCGTGGCGCTCCAGCGGGTTCAGGATGTAGATGTCGCCGGGGTTCAGGACGAGCGCCTGATCGCCATGCACGAGCTTGTGGCCGTTGGCGTCGAACACGAACCCGACGATCACATAGTCCGAGGTCTGGTCATCGGTGTGCGGATTCACATGCCCCGAGAAGCGCCATATCTGCTCGCTGACGGCGAATCCGTCGTCGTCTATGTCGTAGTCCGCCATCCGCAGCCGAAGGGCCTCCTTGAGGACGTGAGGAGGCTCTAGGGCTGTCTGGATCGTCCGCGCCCTCAAGGCTGCTGCCCCCGGCCCCAGTCGCCGCACGGCTGCGCCCAGAGAGGCCAGTGATCGAACGGGGTCCGGTGGATCGTGCAGCTACCGTCCGGCTCTCGCACGGCATACTCGATCACGAACGGCTCGTGCGCCGACTCCGCTACAGGGGGGTCCTTGGCGATCTGGTCCAACGGCTCCCCGGCGAGGAAGCGGTCGGACTTCTCGGTCGCCCGGCCCCCGTCTCGCGGGTGATAGTGAGTCGGCTCCGCGCCGAAGCCGTGCGCGATCTCCAGCCCGGAGTACCGGGGGCCGCGCTGGAAGATCATGCCCACCTTGTCGGCCTGAGCGCCAAGAGCCGCTACGAGCGTGTAGCCATCGGCTTCCATGCGGTCGAGCATCGCCGGGATATGGGCCGGGTTGATCTCCAGCCCGCGCCCGTAGGCCCAGCCCTTCCCCTTGTCGAACATCGCGAATCGGTGCGGCGGCATATCCGGCGTCTCGATCTCGGTCACGTCGCGGCTGGGGCGCGTCTCCGCTACAGGGGGGTTCTCGGCCACGGGTCGCTTCCGCTGAGGGCTGGCGCAAGCGAGGTCGATCAGTTCCGCGAACTGGTCCCGGCTGATCTCGCCCCGCGTGAGAGCGCCGACCCGGCCCTTGAGCCATTCGACGTTCAGGCGCACGGCCTCGTCGCCATCCCGCTCGGCGGCGACGTACTCGACCCGCTCGGGCAGGCTGCGAATCGGGCCGCCGTCGTCGTCGGTGATCCGGCAGAGCTTCCAAGACGGCCCGCTGCCGTCGCCCAGAGGATCGAGGTTCGCGTCGCGCCAGACCTCCATGAGCGTGGCGTCCCGCCGGGCATCGTCGATCCGGTCCTTATCGTCCGGGTTCACCGTCTTGCCGACACGCTCGCGCTCGTCGGCCCAGAAGCGCAACGTGGCCGGGCCAGCCGGGTCTCGCGCGAGGATCGTGAATACGTGTTCGTCGGGCAGCGCCGCCTCATAGCAGCGGAACGCGCCGGGATTGTTCTTCGTGGACATGGTTTCGACTCCTCGGTGGATGCTTCCGGGGAGGCCCGGCAGCACTTTCGGCGGGGCAGGCAAGGCGCGCTTGGCGGCCTCGTAATCGTTGGTCGAAAGGTAGACCGTCTTGGCGGGGTGATTGACGACCGGCTTGCGGTCCTCGACAATACCGAGCAGTTGTTCCGCCATGTCGAAAATCTTGGTCCCCGGCTCGACGCAGACCGCCAGCACGTTACCGATCATCGCCTGCGGGCGCTCGATAACGCCGTCCTGCTTCTTACCCATTTCGATCTTCCTTCTCGATTAGATAGTCTGCCATGCGCTCGACCAGATCGGCGAGTTCGCGGACATCGGAACTCTCCGCCCGGTCGGCGATAGCATTGGCTTCTCGGCTGATCTGGCGCAGCGGATGGCTCTCAGCCTCGGCCTGCCGGGCGCGCTCTTGAAGCCGGTTCTGGTAGCCGCTGTCATAGGCATCCCGGACATCGGTGCCACGGCTGGCGAACTCGGCTCGCCGATCCTCGCCGCCGTCGGCATGGTCTGCCCCGGCTTCTCGGGCTGCGTTACGCATCCGTCCCCATTTCGTAGTCAATCTCGACCTCCTCGCCCGTCCTTGGGCTTGAACTGCTTGTACGTCGCGATCATCTGCTCGCGCAGGATCGGAAATGATTTCGCCGCTGCCTCGGCTGGCGTCTCGCCGTCCTCCAGATCGACGGAGACCTGCCCCTCGATTCGGAAGTTCTCGTAGGCAATGTGCGGGTGCTGGTACGTCCGCGCCATGCCGATAGTGATGGACCGGACCTTAGCCATGGGCCAGCCTGACCGGGCGCTCCTCGGCCACGGGTGGCTCAAGGGTGGTCTGGGCCGGAACCTCAGGGTGGTTTTCCGGCTGGAGGCCAGCCAACGGTTGCAGGATTTCCAACAGCCGGTCGGCGTTCTGCGAGATCGCCCCCAGCCCGATCTTGAGCGCGGGGAACTCCTTCCGCACGGTGATGTCGATCTCGTGCAGGACCATCTCGCGTTCAGTCTTGAACAGCCTGCCGTCGTCTGATTCGTAACTCTCGACCTTCTTGCCCATGGGGCTACTCCTCTACTGGACCCTCGTGATCGCGGCGGTGACGATCAACGCCCCGTCCCGCGTCATGAAGGAGCCGTTCTCGACCTTGTACCTGTGATCCTTGAGGCGTCGCCGGGCGCGGTGCGCCTGCTGATCGGCAATGCCCCGGACCTGCTTGTTGTGTTCGCTGATCGCGCCCTCGGCAAAGCCGTGCTGCAACTCGATCCGTCGGGAGATCGACACCGTGTCGCCGATGTCCATTCGTTCGATCTGGTCCTGCCGGTTCTCCTTCCGGCTGATTTCATACACTTCGTCCATGCGTCCCTCGGTTACTGATTCGGCCTAGACATGCACGAAAGACCCTAGACTGTCAACTGATCCTCTGACTCCCCTACAGAGGGGGTGCCCTCCGACTCCCCTACAGAGGGGGTGTCGGCTGGAAATAATTTCGCTCCCCGCAGCCGGGGGCCGGGGGCTGGTGCGCCGCGCCCGCCGCGTGGCCGATGGCCGCCGGGATTCAATCCTCCGACTCCCCTACAGAGGGGGTAGTCTCACCACTACAGAGGGGGTCCCTCATACGTGCGCGCGCCTATACGTGTACGCGCGCCCGCCCGCGCGCCTGCGCCCGCCCGCGCCCGCGCGCGCACGGAGAGGACTCGCGCCCGCGCATGGCGAGCGCGGGAGTCATATCTCCGCCGCCCCGGCTTCCGGCCCCGTTCGATCCTGCCCGGCTGGCGCTCCCCGGCGGCCCGTTCGATCCTGCCCGGCGGCCCCGTTTCCAGCGTGTCTAGCAAGTCTCTAGACAAGGGCCGCCGGGCGAGCGTATAAGCGGCTTCGCCGGGAGCAACGGTTGCCCCGGCCTGATTCGGAAAGGTCCAAACATGAAAGCTCTTACTCTCTCCGCCGCCCGTGCCGCTCTTGCGGAGCGCGCGCCCGGAATCACGCTCCGCAAGGCGGAAGGCGGAGACTTCCGCGTTACGTTCACGCAAGCGGCAATCGCCGCCGCCTTCCCTGCCATGACGCGGGCGGAATTGATCGAAAAGGCCGAGTCGCTGGCGGCCTATGAAAGCGACGCGGAGTCCGCGCTCGCAACCGGCCTTGCCATGGCGGAAACCGGACTCCAGCCTGCCCCGGCCACGGCGGAAGCCAAGCCCGCCCCGGAAGCGGACAAGCCGGGCCGGGAATATATCGACATGACTCCGACATGGGCCGCCATGGAGTCCACGTTCCGCATGTTGATCGAAAACGGCAACGCGGAAGGCCGCCGCACGGCATGGGGAGAGATTGCCAAGGCGCTCCGCTTGGCGGACGAACGGAACGAATTGGCGGCGGAGCTTCGCCGCCGGGAAACGGCGGACCTATCGGACGTGATTCAGGTTTACGAAATGCGCGGGGACGGTTGCCAAGCGGCGGGCGCAATCGTGTTGCGTCGCCTGCCCGATAATGACGCGACTCCCTTTGTCGTTCATTTCAGGAACGACGCGGACTCGGAACGCATGGGCCGCCCCTGCTACTATCACGGGGACTATTGCAGCAATTTGGCGGACGCATGGGCGGCCTTTGGCGAAAAGGTCCGCCGCTATGATCCCACGGGAACGCTTGCCGCTTGATCCCGGAAACCATTTCCAAACGAACGAAGGAGTCGAGACATGAAAGCGATTAACTATCACGCCAAGGCGGAGCATTTCGCGACGCTCGCCAGCCGGGCGGCCTTCGCCGCCGCCGTTTCCATCTGCCCGGATACGCGGGAGCAATGGGAGGAACGGGCGGCCCGATATGACGGGCAGGCGGCGGCCTATCGCAAAGCGGCCCGCAAGGCGGCCTAACAGTAAACCTAGAGACAAGGAGTCGAACAATGGCGGAAGTTTTCAGCAATAGCATGGTTGCCCACGTATGGGCGCAACAGCGCCAGCCCTACGGGCGGAGCAATAACGGCAATTTCTACTTTGAGCGGGAAACGCTCTATTCCTACGGGACGCATTTTCCCGTGGGCATTTTCGCGGGACCGGGCGGCCCCGTGTTTCTCAATTCGGATTCCTATTCGATCAGCACGGCGAAACACAAAAACGACGCATGGGCCGCCGTCCGGCATATCCCGGAACGCTATTCCCTGCCCGCGCTCGCCAGCGTCCGCCGGTTGATCCTCTCCGCCAATGCGCGGGGCAAGCTCCCGGCGGAGCAACGCAAGCCCGCGCTCGCCTATCTGGAATCGCAATGGGCGAAGCTCCCGGAAGACTCGAGCGGGGCCGCTTGGCTTTTGCGCGCCACGGGAAGCCGGGCGACATGGGCCGCCATGCGCGCCCGCTTCGCCGCTAAGGCGGACGCGGCGGCGGCGAAGGCGAAGGCCGGACTCAAGGCGCAACACGTCAAGGCGGGCCGGGAGCTTGCCGCGCGCCCGTGGCCGGAAGTCAAAGGCGACGCTTGGCAGGCCGCCGCGTCATACGGGCAACGCGACTTGCGGGAGACAATCGCCGATTGCCGGGCGGCCCGGCTGGCGACGCCTAAGGCGCACAAGCGAGTCCGTTCGATCCTCTGGACCTATGAAAAGCGACTCCGGGCAATTCTGGCGAGCGCGGAAGCGGACGCGCACGGATACAATCGCGGGAACGCCGGGGACCGGACGAAGGCGCGGGCCGCGCTCGCCAAGCTCCGCCGTTTCAAGGCGGGCCGAATCGGCTTCGTCCCCGGCTATGACGGGCCGGACGGGGAAGCCAAGCGCACGGCGGCCCTAGAGCTTCCCACGGGCGCGGGCTGGCGCGCGCTCGCCGATATGTTGCGGGAGCTTTCCGGCCTTGGACTCCACGTCCCCACGGCCACGCGCCACGCGGCGGAAGCCTTGCGCCAGATTGCGGACGCGGAAGCGACGCAACGGGAAGGCGAAGAAAAGCAGCGCCGGGAGATTGCGGACGCTCGCCGCCGCGTCCGGGAATCGCTCGCCACGTTCAACCGGGAGCGCCGCGCCTATGCCCGCTATTTGGCGGCCCTAGACACGGACTCCGCGCCCGGCCTGCCCCGGACTATCGCCCGGACGCTGGACTCGATCCTCTCCCGCGTCCCGGACGCTAAGCCATGGGGAACGGAACGCGGCTTTGAGCTTCGCCCGGACCTTGCGGAGCGGGCCGCCCGTATCGCCACGGCGGCGGAAGCGTGGGCCGCTCCGCTCGCCACTATCCGGGACGATATGCGGACGGAAGCGGAGCGCCGGGAAGCGGCGGCCCGTGCGGCGGAGCGCGCGGAACGGGAGCGAGTCGCCGCTATGACGGCGGACGAACGGCGGGCCGCATGGGAAGCCGGGGAGATTGACCGGCAACACGTCCGGGACGTGGAAACCGTTTCCGGGCCGCTCTTGCGGGCCGTTGCCCCTGAAATTGACGGTTGCCGCGTCATGGGCGGGACGCTGGAGACAAGCCAAGGGGCAACCGTCCCGCTCCGCCATGCCTTCCGCGTTTTCCAATTCATCGCCCTATGCCGGGCGGAGCGGAAGGCATGGACTCCGGGCGCATGGGGGCCGCGTCATATCCGAGTCGGGCATTTCAGCGTGGACTCGGTTGCCGTGTCTGGCGACTTCCGGGCGGGTTGTCATTCGATCCAATGGGCGGAAGTCTCCCGCCTTGCGGAGCGGCTAGGCGTGGCCGGTTGCCTTGCCAGCCTGCCCGAATTGGCGGCGGAGCTTGCCGGGGAAGCGGCCTAATGCTCCGCCCGCTATCGGACGAAGAAAAGGCGGAGAATTGGCGGGCCGTCCGCCGCTATCTCCGCCGCTATTTCATCGCCCTACCTATCCCGGCTTTGTTCCTCTTGTGGGCCGCCGGATATGCCAAGGGCTTACTAGACGGGGCCGCGCAACCGGCGGCCCCGGCAACACGAAACGAAGGGAATCCGAAATGACGAATCTTGAACCTATCCGCCGCGCAATCGCCGCCCGTGTTTTCGGGCCGTTCCGGGAAACCGGCGGCCTTCCGGGAGAGACGGCCACAATGCGCCTAGACGCGGCGGCCCGCGCCTATCTCTGGAATCGCCGAGTCCGTTTCATGCCAGCCGGGGAAGCCTTGGCGGCGGCCCTTCCCGTGGCGCTCCGCTCGCATACGGATAGGCGGGCGCGGCTTTGGTACGGGAGCGCGGGCGGCCCGGCTGGCGCTCCGTTCGATCATGGCGGCGACAAGCTCCGTTGGATCGAAAAAACGGAAGCGGCGGGACTCCGCTTCGTGGCATGGGCGGACGATATAGCGAGTCTCCGCCATACGGGCTGGCATTGTGACGACGAAGGCCGGGAGACGTTGCGCGGCGGAGTCTGGCAAATGCCGGGCCGGAACGGGGAAGCCCGACTCCTCTACGGTTATGCCGAATTTGAAGGCCGGGGAGAGATGAATCCGGGGAGCGCGGCCCTTTGCGTGTCAGACGTGATTCGCGTCCCCATGCGCGGCGAATTTGGCAACCTAGACGAAACGGAAGGCGCGCGGGACGCGGCCCGATATGCGGACGGACTCGCCGAGTCCACGGCGGAGGATAGGCGGGACTATGACTCGGCCTATCAGGCGGGCCGCGCGGCGGCGGAGCTAGACGGGGAAGCCCTAGAGGCACGGGCGGAGCTTTTGCCCCTGCTAGGCGAATTGCGGGCGCTCCGCCGCGCTCCCGTGGCCGGGAACGTCCCCGCCGTATGCAAGGCGCTCCGCTCCCGCGTGGACTCCTTGCTGGAAACCATTTCCGAAAAGCGGGCGGAGCGGGAATCGGCATGGGGCAACGTCTGGCGCGGGGCGGACCTAGAGCCATGGCTTGCGGGCTTTATGGATGAATCCGGCTTCGTCCGGGCCGTCCGCCTTGGCTATGCGAAGGCGAGCGACTGGCGGGGAGCGCCGGAAGCGAATCCGTGCGGGGCCGTGGCATGACGGGCCGAGTCCAAATTGTCTGGCGCTGGAAAGCGCAACACGTCCCCGCCGGAGTCCCTATCCGCTGGCAATTCGCCGCCCATGGCGCGGCATGGGAGCGCCCGGAAGCGGACGAAATGGCGGCCTTGCTCCGCTCCCATGGGAAGGCCGTTAAGCTCTTGCCCGTGCCCGCCGGGGCGGAGCGCCAGCCATGACGGCGGCGGAGCGGGAAGCGGCCCGGCTGGCGCTCTTGCGGGAGCTATGGGCGCGACACGGGCCGGACGGGGAGCGCCTGCCCGATTGATCGAACGAAGGGCCGCCGGGGAGACTCGGCGGCCCTTAACCGTTTGTTAGGGAGTCGGGCGGATAATCGCCCGTAGGGCGACTTGCCCGGACATTGAAGGAGTCGAGACATGGCGGACATTATCGGAATCGCGGCGGGGCTTTTGACCTTTGGCGGACTCGTGGGCGGATACGCCTATTTGCAAGGGCTTCGCCAAGCGGCGGGCAGGATCGAACGGGAGCGGGACGCGCG